TCAAACTTTTGATGGCGTCATTTCCGTAAGAAGCAGATTGATTTCCGCCTGCCGTCTCACGACGAGTCCCGGCAATACTCGGCCTCCGCCTCGCACCCATCGCCCTAGCTCCGTCGCAGCGGCTGACCAGTCCCGCTGGTTGATTCGCCGCCGCAAGGTCGACGTCTGCAGTCGTCCGGCACCGAGATTGAAGGTGAAGTCGACAATTGCGGCAAGTCGTCTCTCCGACTCCGTCGCCAGCACCGGGCAGTAACGCAGCGTCGCCTGGAGTGCCGACTGCAGATCCTGAGACAGATAGACCTCAGCTTCATCTTCCGTGATTGGCGGATGGTTCTGATCACACAGATGGCCATAGCCGATTGTCCAGAATCCGGCTGGGCAGATGTAAGGATAGGCGCGATACTGATCGTGCTTCGGCACCCGATGGAAACCCTCGAAGCGTTTGGCCAGATCGATGGCCGCCTGTGGAATCTCCATCAGGATCGCACCCGATCAAACACCCTGCCGAGAAACCAGAAATTCAGCACCCCGGCCCACAACGCCTGATCGGCTTCCGTCCAGCTTGCCTGTACCGCTGGGATCCAGTTTGCGCCGGCAGAGAGTGCCCCAACGAACGCCGCTGTCTTGGCCGCGCAGTAGAGCAGCATGAACCAGTAGGTGATGATCGGCCGCACACTGATCGACAACGCATCAGCCCATCTCACGCCGGAACGCTGCCCTTGGGCGGCCACCGACTCCCTCAATGCCTCGATCGCACCGGTGTTCCATGCCGCCTCGGCACTGGCACCGATCTCCGCCATGCGCTGGGCCCCGCGCAGCTTCTCGAACTCCAGCGCCTTGTCCTGCATCGACAGTTCATGACTGCGCTCGCCATTGCGATCGAGCCATTTGAGAATCTCTGGCGCCAGACGGAAGGCACCACCAAGCAATCCACCCAAGAGTGTCTCGATCATTGCGGACCTCCGAACAGCTTGATCTTGAGCACCGTGCCGGCCAGCACTGCCATCACCAGACCCGTCACCATCATCTTGATGATTGTCAGGCCGGCGGTTTTCTTGGCCTCGTTGAAGGCGTCGAGCAGATTCCTCAGCTCGCGCATGTCATGCGCCGCATCCTCGCCATCGAGGCCGACGCCATGCAGCGCATTCCTGGCGCCACGTTCGGCGGCACGGGTGAGCAGGTCGTCCAGATCGTCGGGGCGTAGGGTGATGGCGGCATCGGGTTCGGTGAGGTGGTTTTCAGGCATATGCGGTCTCCAAAGCAAATGGCCCGCACAGATTGCTCTGGCGGGCCGCTGGGGATGAGTTTCGGTTGGTTCGGTGGGCGGCTTACTGGTCGGCGGTGTGCACCAGGGGGTGCTCGACCACGCAGGCGATTTCGACTTGTTCGCCTCGGGGACGGATGGCCATGACCCGGGCCAGTTGGCTCCAGACCACTTCGGCGCTCTCCCCTGCTGGGCTCCCCTCAATGCCCTGGGCGGGCATGTCGTGGCTGACGGCAATCAGGTCGCCGAAGGTCGGGATCAAGCCTTCCATCTCGGTGCGGAAGGTGATGAGCCGACGGCGGTAGCGGTTGGCGGCGGCGATGTATTTACCTTCACGCATTGCCTGGCTCTGACTGGTGCAACCAAACAGGTTGACCGTGGCCGGACTGGCTTCGACAGAGCCCGGCAGTGACACCGTTACCTCAGCCGGCTTCCAGGTTTTGGGGCTGAAGTACTCCACCGTCACCGCATCGGCCGTTTCTTCCCCCGGCATCACGTACTGCAGCTTGAAACTGCCTTTGACGATATTGGCGGTGGTGAATCGGGCCACGGGCAGTGTTTTGGCTTCGTCCCGCACCAGGCGCACCACGCCGCTTTGCAGATAGGGCACGGCACGGCCACAGCGGGCGATGCGGGTGAGCGCTTCCCAGACGGTGACTTTCTGGTCAAAGACCGCGTCGAACTGGTCGCCTCTGGCACTCCAGGTCTGGTCCAGCCGGTACAGGGCGGGCAGATCGATCCGGCTGTCGGCCAGTTTCGCCCCATAGCTGGCGCGTACCGCATCGGCAAAGGCCCAGGCAATTGACCGGGTGGCCTGTGGGCTGCTCCAGCCGGTGCCGGGGTGCCAGATGGGCAGCTTGCGCGTGACCAGGCAGTTGATGAGGCGGCTCGAGCGCATCGACAGGTTGTCGGTGGCGCGCATCTTGACGGCCAGAAAGGTGATGCCTACGGGCAGGCTGGGGTTGATGAGGTAGCCGCGCACCTCGCCCCAGCGCAATTCATGCCCGGCACGGGCCCGAGTGTCTTTGTGGTCCAGTCGGATCACCTTGACTTCGTAACGCCCGGGTGTGACGGCATATCGGTAGCTGCGCCTGATGGTGTCGGCGCTGGCGGCGGTGATCACTTCCTGGTCACTGTAAGCGCTGCGGGTGCGGCGCTGGATGTAGTAGCTGTAACAGATGCCGGATTCGAAATCCTGGTTGGCACAGGCGCCGAGTTGGTATTCCTCGGTGGCGGTGTTGGCTGGAACGGCTGGCGGGTTGTAGCTGGTACTGTAGTAACCGCCTTCTGAACCTGGGTAGTAAGTCTGTGTGGCCACGGCATTGGCACTGGACCAGGTGGCATCCCAGCCACTCCAGTCGCTGTAACTGGTGCCGCTGACCAGGGTTTGCCAACCAGTGGTGGGCTCGCCCTCATCGTTCACCGCCCGTGCTTGCACCGTCCAGCGCACTTCTTTGGCGTCTTGACCACCACTGTCATTCGCATAGAACAGGCCACGCGGCAGCAGGATGTCGATGCCGATGGTGGTGATCTGCGTTTCGGGTGGGTTGACGATGAAGGGGCCCACGGTTTCGCTGCGGGTGTTAGCCGGGTCGTCAATCGCCAGCAGTTCCTGGCCTGCCACCTCGGGCGCGGTCACTACGTCGTGGTTGAACAGGGTGTTCTGGCCACCGGGCAGGATGACTTGGGCCTGCACTTCAGAGAAGGACTGGATCGGTGTGTCCTCGATGCGCACGGCCTCGATGTCGTATTCGCCCTGACCAATGACCAGCAACTGGTGCAGGTACTGCTCGTTGTCGATGTACTCGGTGTAAGGCATGGCACCCAGGTCGGGGTAGACTAGGTGGCGACCATAGATGACCGGCACCGGCTGCAACAGCCGGGCAAAGTTGCCCTGAGACTGCAGCGAATAGGTGGGGCTGGGCGCGATGCTGTTTTGTGCCGAGGGTACATTGGCACTGGGCAGCGGCACCAGGGCGTTGACCAGGTAGGCCCCGAGCACACTGACACCGGCGGCCAGCAGGCCAAAGCCGATTGTGCCCATGGCCGCTTGCGCGGCGGCAATGCCGGCAGCCGTCATGCCGTAGCCCATGAGTCCGGCGGCGGCGTAGGGTGCGAGCACCATCACCGCGATGGACAGCACCACTTGCAGCGGGTTGCTGCCGCCCCCGCCTCCGCCACCACCGGGCAGGCCGACCAAAGCCACCACGTCGTGCGCAGCCAGCGGGCGGATGGCCCATTCCCGGCGCAGCAGCGGCTGGCCATTGACCAGGCAGACGGTGGGCAGCGGGAATTCGGTGATGGACTGCGAGCGCATCCAGTCGGCCACGGTGCTGCCGGAGGCGACCGGGTACAGATCTTTGTCGGCGGGGTGGAAGGGGTTACGCGGCCAGACTATGGTGGCTTGAACCGCAGGTAAGGCAGGCAGACTCATGTCGGTTCACGGAAACGGTAATAGCCCTCGATGCGCCAGCCGTGGGCATCGAGCGCGGCCAGGGTTTGGAACACCACCCCGGCGTGGCGCACTGCGTGGAGCACGCCGCCACCATCGATGTCGAGCCAAACGCCAATATGGACGGGATAGCGAGACTGGCGCATGAGAACGGCGTCACCCTCCTCTGGCTGCGGGACCGCTTGCCAGCGTTGGCGTTCGGGGTGCCCATTGAAGGCATCGAGCACGGCACGCAGGTTGGTGGCATCCACCGGGTTTTGCGGCAGGTCGCGGTCAAAGCACTGGCGCTGCACTGTCACGAACAGACCCCAGCAATCAAAGGCCTCCGGACCAGCGGCACCCACAACCCAGGGCAATCCAATCAGGCCAGTCAGTTCCTCGACCTGGACGGTACTCATCGCGTCAACCCCGGAAACTCCCTGGCCGTGTAGGTGCGACTGGGAAAGGCCTTGTTGCCGATGTCCATCATTCGGGCACGCGCGGTGACGCGCTGCATATCAGCCTCCACCTCGGTGAGCACCAGGGTGATGGGCGGATCCATCTGTGGGACTTCGAGATCGTTGGACAAGTAGGGCCGGTAGGTGATTTCGGTCACCGATTGCGACTCGGCCGCCGCATCCAAGTGGCGCACGATTTCGCGGCTGACGTTGTCGAGCGTGACCACGATCTCGGGCACCGGCGCGGTGTCCACCGGCGGCAGGTCCAGATCGAAGCCCATGGCGATGAAGGTGACCATCTGGCTGGCGTTGAGCGGGGCATCGGCCTCGAGTCGGGCGGTTAAGTCCACCTGGTCACGCACCACACGGATGGCGGTCACGTTGCCAGCGTCGTCACGGAAATCCGGGTGGCGCAGTTCCAGCGTGTGCATGATGATCGCGTCAGTGGGTGCGTTAGCGTAGGCCTCTTGAATGGCCTCGGACAGGGCGGGATCGGGCATGGATGTCTCCCATCACGGCGCAATCGCGGCCAATGCGGCCGGGTTGGGCTTCTCGCCATTGCTCCAGTCACGACAGGCATCGATGAAGGTGGTCATCTGGTCCTTTTGCGCCTTGGTGCCCACGCGCAGGATGTTGAGTTGCTTCCAGTCAGGGTAGTGGGTAGTGATGTGGACAGCGCACAAACGGCGGGCGCGAATCGCCATTGCCTCGGCAGACAAGTCAATTTGAGGTTCGCCATGTTGCTCGACGAACTCGGCGGTACGGAACGACATGGCAAAGGCAGCGATGCCCTCTTCGCTGAACGAGCCATGAAGTTTTGCGCCAGTGTGAATTTCGGTAGCGATATGCATGATCAATCTCCCATGGACATGCCGGCGTTGCCGGGGTGCAGAAATGCGTAGACGTAAGGCATTGCGATGTACGCCTCAACTTCCTCGGTGGAAGAGAAGCCGATGGAAAATCCATTACCGAACGTGGTCATCATGGCGGAGATGCCCACCACCCCTTCGACCAGCTTCCACCCCTGCGGCTGTGCATCACATTCGGCCTTGGTAACCACGATCCCGCCGCCAGGATCACTCGTCATGTAGCCCGCATGCGAGCCAATGCCCACGGCACTGCCACGGGCAATGTGGACCCACATCCGGAAACCGTAGGCTTCGGCATACACGCGGCGTTGGGCTGGCAGAAAGAGCCAGCGGGTGTCCTCAGGCACCGTGGCAGCAGCCGTAACCTTCAGCAGATGGCCACTGCCCAGCCCATACCAACCATCGGCCAGGCCGCCGCCCCAAACCGGAAACCGGGGACCTTTGGTGTAGGTGCCAAACCAGTACGGGTTATCGATCGTGGCCAGATGGGAATCGTCCACCGCTGCCGAAGGTCGATCATGGGTGTATGGTCCCTCAAAGCCCTTGGTCCAAGGATGAACCGCAGACAACGCCAAGCCAGCTGCAACGTACCCGGTGGGCACGCCGTTATCGACAACATCCATGTAGGCGTTTTTGACGAGGTTCTGTGGCAAAGGGTACTGGCCACGCGCATTGGCCACATAGCTGTTGACCGTGGCATTCATGCCATTGATGGCATTTGTGGTGCGCGCATCGTTGTTGGCGATGGCGTTACCGACGTTGGCATTGATCTGATCGATCTGACCACGCACGGTCTGGTTGAGCGCCGAGGCGGCAGCCACGACGTTTTGCAGTTCGGTTTCGATACTCATGGAAATCTCCGAGGGGTGGAAGGTTTAGAGGTGGTTGTCGATGTCGTTCACGGTGACCGTGCCGCTGGCCAGGCCCTTCAAGAGCCAACG